TGATAATCTCAAAACAATAATTGTCATTTTCTGTATTATGAGATTGCCACTCATTAGAGTTTTTAATGAAATTATCTAAAGAACTTTTATTGTTATTGATAGCAAGTTTACCACTAACATTTTCTGGATCTTTAAGAGCATCTAACACCCTTCCTGCTATTCTATTAATAACCTGCAAGTTATCATTATAACGAGAATAGCAACCCATATATTTTAAAAGAGTTCTTACAAAATCTTTAGTTAAAAGATTTTCATCAGTTTTTTCTTGCTCTACACTAAGAATATTAACACATGCAGTTTCATAGTTATGCTCTTTTGTATCTTCTACAATAGGACCATAAACATTACCCCACATAGCAGCCATTGTTAATATTGAATTCATATCAAAATTATTAAAGACTCCTCCATTCTCAGGATAACATCTCTCATATTCTGCACCAGGTGCTTCATCTACATGTTTAAATCCACGACATACTTTTATAGTGTGTCTCCTATCAAACGCTTCTTTATCTTGCGTATCTTCTGTTTCAATTCTAACAAAAGGAATTGGCCAAGATGTTCTATCCCAACCATTAAAAAGAGACCCCGTTAATCCCACTATTTTTTGAGATAAGGTGTCTTGAATACTGCGAACCGCATTATCACCAATGCGAAGTTCATTTATTTTTACCATCAACATTCCTATAAAATTTAGAAACGGAAAGTTCTGGTATATATCATCTTCACGATCAACACGAAGATCTTCATGGGAAAAACTTCCCCACGGTAATTTTTTTGCCACTCTGGAAACTCCAAAATTATGAAACCTACTCAGTAAGTCTCTGTACATATTATATATTAACATAAAAAAAGGGGATCGTCAAGACCCCCAAGTTCCATCTCGAACTCATTTATATTTAGAGATAATCTTTCCGAGCATGATGCTCTGGAACTATCTTACCTAATTTGACTGTAAGAAGTCCATCTTTAAATTCTACATCTTTAACTTTGACATCATCTGATAATTGCCAAGTTCTATTGAAAGGTCTTTGTGCTAGTCCTTGATGTGCATAATTAATTGAATCATCTTCTTTAGATTCTTTCTTTCCTTGAATAATTAGTTTTCCATATTCAGTATAAACTTTAATGTCTTTCTTACTAAATCCTGCAAGTGCAAGTTCTAGTACTGACTCAACATTGTTTAGATGAATTAGATTGTAAGGTGGGTAGTTTGATGAATAATCGTCATTAAAAAATCGGTCAAGGTAATCGTCCATACCTATGCCGTTTCTGTTGATTATTTTCATCAACTCTGGTAAGTTTGCAGAGTGATAGCGTTGTAGTGCTGTCATAATTGTTCTCCTTTAAAAGCGAGTATAAAATGTGAACCCTTTCGGCATTCAATACTAATTATATCTTAAACCATTTGCATAAGAGGTGGAGAACCGATTAACCCATAGTCGGGTTTCCTCCCAATTCTTTACATGATACGTTTTACCGAACCTCTCTTTTACCGCTCTTGCTAAAGGATAATCATTCTGTCCTTCTTCCATCATATCACCAAAGAAATGAACTTCATCATCAAAATTAAAAAATTTGATTATCTGACTCTTATCATCATCAGCAATATCAAGTCCTGTCTGTCCTCCAATCTGAATATTCAAATCAGGAAATTGAGTTTTAATTCGATCTGCAATCGCAATTCTTTCACCAGTATTTCTATCCCATTTTACATACTCTTCTCTACCTTCCATATTACCTTCTCCTCTACCCAAAATACTAAAGTTTATTCCACCAGGTCGGTGTTCGATATGATTGCCTGTTCTTGTAGGAAAAGTACTATAATCTAACTCATCATTAAGAAAAGAAATTAGTTCATCAGATGGTTTCCACTTTGATCTATAAACACTATTATTTCCATCATAAATGTCTGCTCCAGAACAATTAAATACTCTTTTACATCTGTTGTAAATATCTAATCCAACTTGCTCAACAGTTTTATCTCTATCACTTCCAGTGACAAGATATGTGTCAAACTTGCAACAAAATATAAGAAACTCTGCAAAAAATCCCGTATCAATTTGTTTACGACTTGGTGTTAGAGTTCCGTCTACATCAAAAATAAATTTTTTCACTGCCAATATTCATCTAAAATATCAAATGATTTGTTAATATATTTTTTTGCACCAACACATTCCCATTCTCCCATCTCACCAATTTCGCATTTATAATCTAGTTCTCTTTTGAGTTTCAAAAGTTTATCAGTCATAGCAACTTTGTCTAGTCTACCGTTCATTTTGACCTCTTAATAGTAGAAAAAAGAAATTAAGACTCTTCAACTTTTTTCTTCTTACTACCTATATTATACTTTGTTTCTAGTATCCAGTCACCTTTGTCTTTATATGCTAATACTTTAATCTGATTTAAAGGAGCAATATCTTGTATTGTTTCTACATTTACAATACTTATGAGACCCCAATCAGCAAGAAGTTGAGCAATACGATTCCGACGCTGAACATCATTAATAGTAAGATTAGCGTGTTTGCCATCAAGGGCAAATAATTCTTTGAAATGGACAAGATAGTATCTCCCCTGCTTATGCAGTATGTGACATGATTGATATATCTTCTTCTCTTTTCGGGATGCTACCCCAATTCTTGTGAGAGTCTCTCTAACTTTTAGAAAATCATCGGGTTCACCAAGAACCACTTCGACCATTCTATCAGGTGCCCATTTTACCTCTGGGACTTGCACCACACTCATTTTGTTCCTCCAGTTTCAAACTTCGATTTAATGAAAGCAAGTTGTTCTTTAGTTAAAATAGTCAATGCTTGCTTTGCTTTTTCATTACTATAACCATAGTAACGTTTTACATAATCAATATCTTTAATTATATCTTTGCGGAGCCAAGGAGAGAATCTCTTCTTAGTTCTGAGGATATTTATAAAAAAGTCATATTGCATCTTCTTTGGTAAAAAATGATGCATATTCATCTCATTTGCAAACATAATTGCATCAAGATGACCAGAGAAACAACGATTAATTATGTAAGGAGGATAATCTTTTTCAATTGATGGATCTTCATCAATTAAATTCTTTTTAGTTTGATTTATAGAGTTTAACCAATCTTTAAGTTCCATCACCAGTTTCATCAAAATAAGTTGAACAAGAGCACACAAGATTGCGATCACCATAAACATTATCAATTCTTGATACTGCTGGCCAGAACTTGTTGTTCTGTTTCACAGGATATGCTGCTTGCTCACGAGTATAATTATACACCCATTCATCAGAACTGACAACCCTTGCGGTATGAGGTGCGTTTTTCAAGATATCTTTATCTGTGTAGATTTCTCTTCTTATCATCTCCATTGCCTTCACAAATCTTTTAAGTTCATCTAATGATTCACTTTCAGTTGGTTCTACCATCATAGTATTTAAAACTGGCCAAGATAATGTAGGAGCATGAAAACCATAATCCATCAATCTTTTTGCAACATCTTCTGCTGTCACAGGTAATGATCTACAATCAAAAATACATTCGTGTGCAACTCTACCATTTTCTGCTTTGTATAAAACCTTAAAGTGTGGATCAATTTCATTTGCTAACCAGTTTGCAGATAGCAATGATACCTCACTTGCTTTTCTTAATCCTTCTCCACCCATCATACGAATATACATCCAACTGATTGGAAGAATACTGGCACTACCATACTCTGCTGCTGATACTCTTTTATTCATAAATGGTGTTAGATGTGATGCAACACAAATCGGACCTACACCAGGACCTCCTCCACCATGAGGAATACAAAATGTTTTATGTAAATTAAGATGACAAACATCTGCACCATATTGACCTGGTTTAGCAAGTCCTACCTGTGCATTCATATTTGCACCATCAAGATATACTTGACCACCATTTTCATGAACAATTCTACATATGTCTTTGATAGTAGGTTCAAACACACCATGAGTTGATGGGTAAGTAACCATAATACAAGAAAGTTCAAACGTATTCATTATTGCTTTCTTTTCTAAATCTTTCATATCAATATTTCCATCATCATCACAATTTACAGGAACTATCTTCATACCTGCCATCACTGCTGACGCAGGATTAGTTCCGTGTGCACTTGTTGGTATTAAGCATACATTCCTATTGTGATCACCACGATTTTTGTGGTATTCTTGTATTGCAAGAAGACCTGCATATTCACCCTGTGAACCTGCATTTGGTTGTAATGATATGTCAGCAAATCCTGTTATATCACATAACCATTCTTGCAAATCGAATATAATTCTTTGATAACCAAGAGTTTGATCTTCTGAAACAAATGGATGCATATTAGAAAACTCTGGCCAAGATACTGGCATCAACTCTGATGCTGCATTTAACTTCATAGTACAACTACCAAGTGGAATCATACCATTTACAAGTGAGAAATCTTTTTGAACTAACTCATTGATATATCTCATCATATTAGTTTCACTCTGATACTTGGTAAATACTTCTTGTTGTAACCAAGGTTTTTTTCTCATAGGCATAGCAAGCCATTCATATTTTTTATTAATATCCTCAATCTTAAAAGGAATGTCTTCATATTGTGAATGAATAATTAATAATACTTCTTCTAAAGTTGTAAGTTCATCTAATGATAAAATAGTCCAACCATCTTCATATCGAACATTAAAATCTTTTATTGTTTTTTTACCCTTAAATCGAATAGTATCAAATCCTTCTGATTCGTCAACTTCAAGACCACACCATTTCAATGCTAATAATAACAATTGCCTATACTTTAATACTCTGGTTGCTATTCTTTTCAGACCTTCCGAACCGTGGTAAGCAGCGTAAAAACCTGCCATATTTGCGAGGAGTGCTTGAGCAGTGCATATATTGGACGTTGCTTTGTCTCGTCTTATGTGTTGTTCCCTTGTCTGCAATGCTAGTCGTAATGCTTTATTACCTTGGGAGTCTAGAGACTGCCCTACAATACGTCCAGGAATTTTACGTTTATATTTGTCAGTGGTTGCAAAAAATGCTGCATGAGGTCCTCCAAAACCCATAGGAATTCCATATCTTTGCATGCTTCCAACTGCAATATCAAATCCCATTTCACCCACAGGTTGCATGAGCACTTGACATAAAGGATCCACTACTGCAATCTTCATACACTTATGCACTTCCGCAATACGAAGAAGTGAACTTGGATCACGAAGTCTCCCTTTATTATTTGGTAGTTGAACCAATAATCCAAAGGTATCTTCAAAATCTTCTATTGTTGCTACAGTATGCCAATCAAGTAATTTTATTTTAATTCCTAATGGTTCTGCTCTTGTTCGCAAAACTGCAAGAGTTTGTGGAAATACTTCACTATCAACTAAAAATACATCTTTTTTAGATGCACTATGAGCAAGTATCATCGCCTCTGCTGCAGCAGTTCCTTCATCCAATAAAGATGCATTTGCAACTGGTAATCCTGTAAGTTCAGTAATCAGTGTTTGATAATTAAACAATGCTTCTAATCTACCTTGAGATATCTCTGCCTGATATGGTGTATAAGAAGTGTACCATGAAGGATTTTCAAATACATTTCTGAGTATTACTGGTGGAGTGATCGTACCGTAATATCCTTGACCAATTAAAGTTCTTCTAACAACATTATGTTTTGCAATCTCTTTTAATTCTTCCAGTGCCTGTTGTTCACTACAAGATTCTGGTAAATTATTATCACCACGAAGTAAGATCGAAGTTGGAACCACCTCTCTTACTAACTCTTCTACAGTGGAAAGACCCAAATCATCTAACATTTTAGATTGTTCTTCTAGTGTAGGACCTATGTGTCTTTGAATAAATTCTGACATATTAATAAAAAGGTTTTTTTACTACTGTTGCTTGTTCTAATTTTCCACGAATTTTAACATATATTTTTGAACCAACTTTAGATAATTCAGTTGGAACATATGCAAGTGCGATTGGTATTGATAAACTTGGAGACCAAGTTCCACTTGTAACTTTTCCTATAATAACATCATTTTCAATTATTGGATAATCATGCCTTGCAATATTTCTTTTTGTAAGAGTAATTGCAACTAATTTTTTACCAATACCATTTTTCTTTTGTTCCTCTAAAATGCTCTTACCAATGTAAGGTTTCTGAGCATTTACTATCCACCCTAATGATGCTTCATAAGGAGTTGTAGTTGTATCCATTTCACTCCCATATAGATGCATACCTGCTTCTAAACGAAGAGTGTCACGACAACCTAATCCACATGGTGCAACACCATCCTCTAATAATTTATCCCACAACTTAATTCCTGATTCTGTGGGTATTAGTATTTCAACACCATCTTCTCCAGTATAACCTGTGCGAGCTACAAATGCTTCATCATCAAAAATATTAATTACCTGATGACTAAATCGTGTTGGTAAATTAAAATTAACATCTAAACTTTTTTCTAAAATATTAATTGCATCTTTTCCTTGAACTGCTAAAAATATACCACCATTTTTATAATCAATAACTTCAATATCTGGTTCTAATTGACTCTTAATCCATTCGGTATCTGATTCTAAACACGCAGAATTAATTACAAGAACAACTTCATTATCTCCACGATCATAGATAATTAAATCATCACGAATACCACCTTCATCATTCATCAATACACTATAGCAAGCCTTACCAACTGTTAATCTATCTAAGTCAGTAGGGACTAAGTATTGTAATTTATCTTTTACATTTTCTCCAATCAATCTTAAAGAACCCATATGAGATATATCAAACACCCCACAAGATTCTCTAACTATTTTATGTTCTTTAATTAAACCCTCAAACTGAACTGCCATTTCCCAACCAGAAAAAGGAACCATCTTCCCTCCTAATTTTTCTGCAGATTCATATAATGGTGTTCTTTTTAATTTAGTCATTAATTTCTTCTAAATCATATTCCCAATCTTCAATTACTATGTTAGCAAACATCCTATCACTTAATATATCTAATTGTTCTCTTGCCTTTTCTTGACTTTCACACTCAAAAGTCAATTCAATAATTTTATTAATTCTTAAATTATTTACTTTAATATCAGCAGCAACTTTATTTACATTTGCTTTAACAGCGTTTCCTGCTGCGTCTGATACTGAAGATCTCAATCTGACGTAAACTCTTGCGTTAAATTTCATTCTTCTTCTCCTTTAATTCTTTCATATATTCTTCTCTACCATCTTTAGTAAATACACCTTTCTCATAATCAAAGTAAGGATGTGGTGCAGCACTTACTACAGGTTTTTTAGTTTTATTATTAATTACAATAAATTTATCAGCAGCGAATGTTCCTGCTAGATTTACCTCAATCTCATCTCCATCTTGCCAGTTAATACTACCATCTTTCTTGGTATGTAACATTGCCTCTTGAATTTTATCAATAATTTCTTGTGTGAGTTTCATAAGTATCTTGGAATAAAAGTTACCTTTTCTTGAAATTTCAATCCAGGTTGTGTTTTTATAGGGGTATAATTTTTTTCACTCGGCAGTTTTCCTGTTCTCAAATAATCAACAATATCCCTACAACCTAAAAGATATGCTATTGTTTCTTTATTTTCTGGACTTGTCTCTTCCAATGTCTTGGTGAGTTCTTTCATAAGTGTATCTAGATTTTCAGTAGGTTTTCTATGTAAATCAGGATTGTAATCATTTCCGTCAACAGTCCATCTAGTTTCAGTTTGTTTCATTGCATCGGGTGAAATAAAAGGTCAGGAAAATAATAATTAAACATTATTAAGATAACAGATGTAAGTGTTAACCAAATAGTTGCTACAACTGGTGCAGATCGGAACCATCTAGTGTAAAAAATTTTAAAAAAAGATTTCATTGTTTTTACTTGTTATAATGAATACCATGCACCATATCACTAACTGTTGGTTTTGGTATACCTAGATGATCACAAATTAAAAGATCAATCGAACTATGAAGTGCATTTAAATCTACGTAAGATCTAGAATTGATAGCAATTTTATCAATATCATCTGTGCTAATTAAAGTGCCATCAACAGACTTATCTCCAAAATTCATATATCCCATCATTTTTTTAAGTCTCTCTTCAACTATTTTATTCAAGTTGATGGTTACCTTGATGTCTTTGTCTATGCTCATTATTTTTGTTTTTAAAATATTCACTTTCACATTGAAAGTAAATTCT